GACTTCTTTAGCATCCGGGGATGCGCAGTTTATTGCTGCGCGAATTGACCGTCAACTATGCCAAGGTTGACGGAGGTGTACAACAAGAGTTGTGCACCAAGGTAGGCGTTTCCGCCTACCTCAGGCGGCGGTGAATCCCAACCCGGGGTCCACTTGGCCTTTATAGAGGTCCGACGTCTGAATTCTCTAATGACGAAGGAACCACCCTGGAACTTACCAGCTACGGCACATAAGGAAACTGCCCATCGACGATATACCCCATGAAAAGCGAGGTACTTGTCTTTTTCTGAAGGCTGTCCCCCATCCGCAATTCTCTGCAAGCTCTTGCGAACCTGCTTGCGGAAGTGCGACTCGCTCCTAACGTCGACTTTGTAGTCAACGACACGGATAAACTCGTATCGCCAACATGGCGCCCCCCACTTTGTATCATAAGATACGGAGGAGAACCACTGGGCCTCACCTAAGGGAACGCGAATACCTGCCTCGGGAGCCTCGTGCATAGGCACGACCTTGCGGTCATACTTATGCGGGATCTGCGAGACAAGATACCTCACGCTATTTGGCAAGGGGATCTCATGCTTAGCCGACCACAGATTGAGACGGTTTATAGCTGAGTAATAGTCGCATACGTCATTGAGGTTTTCGATGTAGACACCTCTGACGTCGTGGCCGTCGTAATAATCATGGCCACACGACTCACGAAACGGTCCTGTAGAAAAGGACTTGTCCTGGTTTACGATATGCCCTTCATGTTGAAGGAGCGAAACGACCAGAGGAAAAGCTTCCCTCAAACAAATAATGTCGTCCCCAAACACACCGTAGTTACCCAAAGAATCGCCTCTCGGGGCGATGGGCTTTATGCCCATCACTCGATAGACGGCAAGGACCATGCACGTGAATAGTATCGTCTGGAGGGGGAAAGTAAAAGCATTCCCCATAGACGAAACCATGTGTAACTCCACAGACCGACGCTTATTGCGTCCGTTATTAGGCAATATCACACGAGGAGATCTAAAGACTTCCAGCCACTTAGTAACTGTGGGTGGCAATCTCGATCTGATCATGGCCATGGAGTTCCGATCGGAGGCAGATTTTAAATCAGCGGTCGCAAAGCGACCACTAATGCTACCGATCCGAGCCAAGCGGGCGTTCTTTTCCTGTTGCCTAGTAAGGTCAATACCAAACGACCGGTCCAGGCCTTGGGTAAGTAAGTCCGCGATTCCCTGTTGAAACAACATCTCGAGGGTAGGCTCTGCACAGATAACGCGTGCAATCGTTGCGTTTTTCCAGGCAAAGTTTAGTACACTACCTTCGACTATCCGCAGCCCCAAACTCTGGAACCGGTCGTATTCACTAACCGACCAAAGGGGGTGATGCGAAATAGCCATGACGTACTTGATGTACGTACCAACCGACGTCGTGGTGAGGCAGCTATTAAACAACTTGGAATAGAAGTCAACGTTGGTATGACCAACGTTAGCCCCAGGACCAAGCTTGATTCCCTCTGTGATCTTCCAGAAGGTCACCAAATCCCCACCAGGAGGATGAAACACCGAGTAAAGCAAACTCTTAAGCTCCCCGATGCACATCCGCAAAACGTTGTCTACCGGCTCGTCAATCCAGTCGCGACAGTCCTCATTACTTCGGAGGAAAAGCGCTAATGCCGCAGCCTCAGGTTTGCTAAGACCTTTCTTCCGCTCACCCTCATTAAATTTCTTTAAGAGGGAGTTGCGGAGAGCAGTCATTGCGTACTGGTGGGCTGCGATTCTGGGTTGAAGTGGGCCCGTGAATCCGGGATTCCACCCGGCAGACACAAGGTCGGTTTTAAGTAGTTGAAGGAGATTACCAGCGCGACTAGGCATAGTATCCACCCAAAGATTCGTTCCATATTTATCTCACCGTCGTTTCCAACGGAGAGCCCATTCGACCTGATGAAGCGACACAATTAACCCAGGAGGCCAGTGACAATGGTATCACCGATCCCCGAGGATTGCTGGTAGATCGCCCCGATGTGCAGGCTGGTGCCCGCACGCAGGTTGGGTGCATCCGCCGTATCCGATCCCGCCGGCACTGAGAAACTGGTGTCGATAAAGTACGTCGTGACCGGTTGACCCGCGAGGGGGATAACCCCTTTTCGGGTCTTTACGAGGAAGCGATTGAATGGAATGAACTTCACCACCCCCGTGACCGGGTGGGCCTTCCCGAGACTTTGGAAGACCTTCGGTCTGAAGGCGGTGATGGTGAAGGGATCCGACGCTGAGTGCGTGCGAACCCCCGCTTGGGTACCACCCAGAGCTGTCACGGCCCACTGTTTCGACACCGTATCGGGTGCCTGATCAGCGGTCAACGTGTAGGTGGGTGTGGTGAGCCCGGTCTGCGGTGCGCCGGTAACCGGCGAGGTAAATGCAATTGTCATTTCAACTCCGAAAGATAGGCCCACGGTAACGTGGAGCCCGTTGAGGATGGATCTCGTTGGCTTGCGACCATAAAGCCCCCATATTTAACCAAGGCTGCGCCCTTCCAGGGAGTTCAATCCTGAAGTCGGGCACAGCGGGGCCACCGGCCGTTCGCTGGAACGAGGTTCGACGTACTACTAAGGAGGCTATCGACTCTGGTCCAATGGATTTCACCCGC